TCGTACACGAACTCAAGACTGGGCAGGAAACTGATCTGGATGCCTGTGGTCTCGTCAATGTTAAACATGAGAGCAACACGCTTTCCAATAAAGCAGTCCTTTGCCGCCTTGATCAGAGCAGCCGCAAAACCATTCTCATGAAGAACATTGTCAACCAGATTCTGATAATAGGTCAGGGCATCTTTCATTTTCTCTCTGGTCTGTTTATCTACAGCAGAAGCAGGATCGATGTAGATATCAGGAACCTTGGAAAACAAGAACCTGACTTCTTTGTCAATCAGAGCTCGAGTGATTTTGTACTTGAGATCAGCAGGAATATAGTCTGCATTAGAATCAATGACATAGTCAGCACCATGTTCATAGATGTCATACAGCTTGATAATCTCAGCCATATCTCTCAGGATATTGGATCCATACAGACCCTCAAGCTCAGTCTTGATAAGAGTAGAGGGGATGTTCAGCATACTGCTGCTCTCAATTGTGTAGGGTTTTGTGTTCGGCATGTGTCACCTCATATTCTTGGCTCTGTTAGTTCTCTTTGCATCCCGAGAGAATCTTTTACTTCGCTCATCATGTCGCATAAAGTCATTGGATGGATTGCTCTTGGCCATTTGTTCATACAGTTTAGCCTTTTCTTCTATGTAGTTGTTGTATCTGCTGCAATATGTATGGCAGTACATGCGTCTGTACTTGCAGTGAAGGCATGGTGCTGTCGGTCCAGGAGATAAGCAAATGTCTTGCAAAGTTAGGCCACTCCCTTTCTGGTGTTTCTGGGGATGTACTTCACATCCGCAACCTCATAGTTGTCCAGTCCATACCAGATTGCCGAGAATGTATGCGGGTCAATATTGAACTCATCATAGATGAAGTTCTCATTTTTGTCCTTTGCATAGATCAGTGTTGACAGCTCACGTATGGTATTGGGACAGTTAGGAGAACAGATGATGCGATGGAATCGTTTGCACTTTCTGGTGTTTGCCAGACGAGATCCTGGCCATTTATGGCAACCTCTGATGCGAAAACCTTCTTGTCTGTAGAAAGCAATCGCTTTGGGATCTTCACAGTCTGCAACAATCTGTACCTTATCAAGACCGAGCTTCTGAAGCTCCTTTGAGGTCTTGTCATCAGTCATATGATTCTTGTAATACTCAAAGTAGATGTACAGGTACTTGTTCTTGTCATCCACAGCCATCTGTACAACCGCATTATAGGACTCCTCAAACCCAAAGTCAAAGCCTGTAAACCTGAACTTGGGAGGAATGGACTCAACAGCTCGCATAACCTCTGCATGGCTCTTGGCAACCTCAAACTGAGGCAAAACCTTTCGACCGTTGAGACCAAATTGTCCTAGACGTGCAACCCTGTACAAGTCAGGATCATATTCCTTCATTGCATCAAGGGTTTCAATGTAGGACTTGGGGAGGAACAGGTTATCATCGGCTACACTGTGGTGGTAGTACACACCATTCTTTACAATGGTTTTACGCTTGTACAGAATCTGGTCATCAAGTGTAACATGCTCAACACCTTCTTCATCTATGCGTTTGAAGAAGTGGGTGTAGACCCAGTTCTCAGTACCAACCGGATTGGTCGATAACAAGAAGTGCAAGCTGAGAGTGGGGTGACGCAGACGACCAAGCATTTCCTTGTAGCCCGCATATTTGATCTCTGAGCATTCTTCCATCCATACAATGGATACACCATTGATAGACTTGAGCTTTGTAGGCTTGTCCATTCCTTTGAAGATAATCAGAGAACCGTTGGGAAACTTGATTCGCATAGGTGATACTGTTGCATGGATTTTGTTTTCCAGTCCTAGGTCATCAATAATCTCAACCAACAGATCATAGCAGGAGTCACGGATAGTATCAAAGACCTCACGGATAACAAGCACCTTTCGCTTTTCCTGAAGACACTTCAGGATAATCTTCAAACCGATATGATAGGATTTAGAGGATCCATAGCCACCAACTAATAGATATGTGGTGTAGTCCCAGTCAAATAGAAAGGACTCAAACCGAGGATTTACCTCCTTGTTAACTATCATCGGATCCCCCTTTCACTGATATTATACTACTATGTTTCGGAAAAGTAAAGGGTGTTTTAGCTAATTATCTCACTCCACCCGTAAATGCCAGGCTCCCAAACATTGTTGTCAATGTTTGAAATCCACGTCTTGCCGTTATGCTTGACTTTATCACCCTGCATATACGGATTTGTGCTGTCCGGCTGTTCCCATTCGGGGATGACTTCGGGATCGGGGATCAGCACCTTCGCCCAGAGAGAGGGCGCGTCAGCCGGATTCCACCCGCTCTGCGCGTCGTGCATCTGCAAGCAACGGTAGAGAACACCGCCGTACCTCACACGCTGGTCTGCATCATAGTGCGCCGTTGCGCTCCACTCGGGAAACAGCTCCACCGCTTTCAGCGCGTCCGTATCATCAAGAGAAACAGCGGCTTTTTCGATCATCGGTCGAAGAAGTCTTGCCTTTTCCTGCGGTGTCATTCGCTCACCCCCATTAAGATGTCATAGGCTTCTGCCTTGTCGGCAATGTCTGGCTGTTCTTCGTCTGGCATCAGCTCGCCCTCGGTGTAGACTCTGCCAAATTCAGCGGGATCGTTGGCCTCAGAATACGCAACGCCGTCACGCACCACATAGCGGTTGGCGTCGGAATAGGTTCGGATGAAGTCACGCCCGTTTATATCAAAGTGTTCTGTTTTGATTGCCATGTCTGCCTCCTTATGTGATCGGCGTGCCGTCCACGTACTGCGTTTCGTAGATGCTGCCCTCGATTGGAAGGATGTACGACGCGTAGGTGCTCCAGTTTGTTGCGGCCTTGTATTCATCAAGGACAGCCGCAGGGACATACACACGGCCTCCCGCCTCATTCAGCCAGTCTTCCACGGCGTTCGTGTTGGTAAGGGCGACGACCGTGCCTGCCCGCAGGACGAGCGCTTTCATGTTATAGCACTGCTGCCACGCAAACTGCCCGGTGCTGCCGACAAAGCTGGCGTAAAAATCTGCGCCCTCCAGAGAATAGCAGAATCGCTTGATATGCCCGAGTGAGCCAACAGATCCCATAGATTTCGGTGAAACGAAATAGTGAAGAAACGGATTGGACAGCAGCATACTGGACACATTCGTGCAGTTCGGGATTGCCACCGCCGACAGATTGGCACTTCCGGCGATCTTGACGTTCGCAAACCAAGATTGCAGTGACGTCTTGGTAAATGTCGCTGTTTTGATCCAGTCGGCATATTTGAGACACTGCAAGTCTTGCAATGAGCCTTCTGCGATCGTCAGACCGTTTGGCAACTGCAGGTTTTGCAGAGCCGTGCTGCCCTTTACCCCTAG